CTTGACGAGCGTGTCTTCAGAATCTAATAGGACACGTTGTCCTACAGGACCCCAACGAAAATGACCCGCAAACGCACCTGTTGTAGTGCTTACGGCAGGAATAATAGTTGTGAGATCTATCTCACTTACATTAACTCCTGGAGAAACTTGGAAACCCATCGGACTTATCTCCTTTATAAAACGAAGGTGTGCTTCGCGCCATGAATTATACTCTTTTATTTATAAAAAGAGTCATTTTATGTCATAATCTTATGTTTTCGACTTCGTCATCAAATGAGTTTTCCATAGAATGCTGAGAACCACCATCGTCTATAAAACCCGCCGGAAGTAGATCATCATGAACGTCTTTCATCGTTTCATTAGCCAAATTACGACGAATATCGTTATTAGTCAAGTCTTTGAAATAAGGCTGGGTGATTAACCATCCAAAAAGTACCAGAGTCATCGCTAAATCGTCGTGACAACCTTCTTCAGCTTTATATGTATCCTTATCTTCGATAAAGGTTGTCAATTCTTCAATAGTTTCGAAATCGTTGATAAGTAGTTTATTACTTTCTACAATAGTCTTTAGATTTGAGCAACCAATTTTCTTGACAGATTTAGTCGTACGAATACCGAAAGCCGAACGAGTACTGAATCCACCACCCACCTTGATATTTTTATTCTTACTGAACGTAGCAATTACGTTTTCATATTCCAAGTCCATAAACAGCGAGTTGACGACTTGTTGTCCAATGTTATTTGTTTCTCCTAGTACGTATGCGTTGTTGTAGAATTTGCAAAAACGATATATTACATCAGGAAACATTAGAGGTGTTACTTCGCGACTTCGATACTTGGCAACTTGTTTGTATGGAAATTCTGTCACGTCGATAATCGAAAGCGCTGAATAGTCGTTACCTACACCTTCAGAAACGTCGAAAATTCCAATATATGCTCTACGAGCATCAGGCATTTTATAGATGTCAAGACCCCACTTATCTTTTATTGGTGTAGTCCACGCGAGCTCGCGAAGTTTCATTGGATGGATAAGCGTGCTAGATGAACCGATAAACTCACACTCAAACTCTTGACGAAACTGTTGTTCGCTAGTGTTAGCGATAGTCTGCTGTTTCCAAGCCTCATCACGACCAGGGACTTCGTTCCATAGAATTTCGATAGGTTTGTATTCACTTCGACCCTCAGTAGCATCAACCCACATCTTGAAGAAATGATTCATGCCGTTTGGAGTAGACACGATAATGATCTTAGTTGTCTTACCAGATGAAATGGTAGGATATGTAGAAGCGAAAAACTGATCAGCAAGATTACGCTGCACGAACGCGAACTCGTCTAGAAAAATGAGATTGAACGAACCACCACGGATGGCGCTTGATGATGTAGCCGCAGCTAGAACCTTAGAGCCATTCTCAAGCTCGATGTTACCTTTGTTCCAAGTAACGACGCCTTGCTGTAGCCATTTAGGAAGATATTCGTACGCGAGCTGGAGTTTCGCTAACAGATCTCGCGCGAGCGCTCCTTTGTTCGCAAGAATGGCTACATTCTGCTGATCTGTAAACAAAACCAACCATAAGATGTATGCAATAGATGTAGTAGACTTACCCACCTGACGAGGAAGCTTACAAATAGAAAAACGATTATCCGCAAACGTGTGAAGCATTTTCGCCTGGAAATCCCACATATCAAATGGCATAAGACCACGATCGACGTTTACGATCCTGATATAATTACGAGCGAAATACTCTACGTCTTTAGCACACTTGATATATTCATCGGCTTCTTGTTTAGTGTATGAGTGAACAACACCAACAGCTTTAAGATTAGGATTACCTAGATAAGTTTTGACTGCCATTACTTACGACCGTTAATCAATGCCTGCAGCTCAGCTGAAGTTCCTACGAAAATAGCATTTTCGGCTTGGATATTTTGAGTAGGAGCTCTAGGATCATCAGATTTCTTAAGCTCTTTTAGTTTTTTTTGGATATCTAGTAGATCTTTGTTGGCATCTACCATTGTCTTGATAAGCTGTCCGACGACTTCGAATGCGCGTGGGTGTTCTGATGTTTTCGCAACCATGAGCGCCTCTTCTAGTGCGTCGTTGCCTTTGTGAATAATCTGATGAAGATTATTTCTAACCTTAGCAAAATCATCATCAATATTCGCATTAGGATCTACTTCTATCGGTGCTAATGGTTGAACCATAGGCGCAGATTCAGGTAAATTTAAAGCATTCTCAACACTCATTTCGAAATTAGTTTTTTCACTCATCGATCTTGTCCTGTCACTGGGTTATATTTTTTACCATCAGTATAGAAAAACGTGTTCGCACAGAATCCGTAATCGTCATCAGCTTGAATTTGATTATATGGAATTGATGCTGCGCTGTTAGTTGTAGGACTGCCGTTTGCGAGTAAACCAGGCGTAATAACAATACGAGAACTGCGACCTGTACGAGAAACATCATCGAGTGTAATTTTGTTTCCAGAATTCGCAGTAACGATACCAAAGTCGATCTGCGAGCGCTTGATAATACCTTGACGGCGTGTTGGTCCGTAGAAATAACCTTTTACTGTAAAATCAAAAGTATATATCAGGGCGCGACGATTATTGAAATCGCCTTCATATGTATCTTCAATAGAAACTGTGTTTAAAACTGTAGGAACATCTATTGTTATTCCAGTTTTTTCTATAATTCTAAGACTATTGGTCCACTCTGGACCAAAATAAGGCACAATCTGTTCAAGTATTTGCGCTCCATCATCTGCGTTACGCACGTATGCGTATAGATTAAACTGCAAATCATAAGGAACAGGCATATAGTTATAGTCTAACTTATCTTCGTCAGTTGTAGTAACCTTAACATTACGATTAGAACCAACAAGACGACGTTGTCCGTCATAATTGAGCGTAGTCATTTCAAAAGCCATACGAGGCAACTGAATGGCAACAGGCTGATTTAGATCAGGATCTTGTGTCGTACGGACTAGAAACTTTTCCTTGGGACCATACGCAAGAGGAACAGCAACAGCGCTTATATTGTTATTCGCTGAATCGTATCGACGAATAACAATATCGTTAAACATATTACCAAACATGATAACATATCTACGCAGCGACTGGTGATAAAACTGTGATCCAAACATTAATATCTATCCACTTCAGAGAATGGGTTACGTTCGCTGAAGTCAAGATAATCAAACGACTTCGTGGTGAAATATTCGTTATTAGCCAAAGCGTCTTTTGTTTCGATTCTGTATTCCCAAAGAATAGATTCGCCATCTTCGTTCAGGATAGAACCAGTTCCGTTTCCAGTTTCTAACGTAATCTGATATTGTAGAATATCTGGATCGTAGCGAGTACCGATAGCGTCGATTTCCGTATTGCCTGTAGCAATAGTACCAAGACGATCTACAAGTTCGCAGTTGAGTTCGTATGTGTATAGCTTACCGTGCTGATAAAACACCTGCTCATTTTCTACGAATTTGATTTCATATAGTTTTCTATTCAGCGGAAAGTAAATCCAATCGCCTTCGTACGGACGCGAGTGAATCGTCTGATAAAGTTCTGATTGTCCGGCTTCCAAACGCAATGCGTTACTGTTACCCCATTCGTTTGTGTTGGCGTCTTCGAGCTGAATATTGTAACCAACTTCCGTCATTAATTTTTCGTTAGACACTTGCTCCCAACGCTTACGAGCCATAACGAACGTAATCGAGTCGCGGATTTCTAGATTGAACTTAGAAAGGAAATCACCTTCACCTTCAAAACCTTGAGTATTTTTTATATACATTTCGATATTAATAGCGTCTTCGAATGCAGACGAAGCGTCTTCACCAAGTAATGCGTCAGGATTCACGAGTGTGCGTGGCATATACTTTACGTCAATGCCATAGATCTTAATCGACTGAACGATTAGATCTTCAGCTAAATCTTGTTGGCGACCAAACGTAAACGGACGAAAATACTTATTCGTTGCCATTGTTATCCAATCATATCCGTAACAGGCAAACTGTAATCATTGATTACTTGATCTTCTAGTTTTTGGATTTCTTCATTAGCTTCATCCCAAATCTTTTGGCCATTAAATGTAATACCACCCGGAAGATTCATGCCTTCATAAAGCTTGAGATGCTCACCCCATTGACGCTTAACAAGCTGAGTAGCATATTGTCTAAGCCATGGTTCGTCCCATACGTCTGGATTTTCTTCTGGATTAACTTCACGATAACCGTCGATCATAATGAATTGACCTGCTACAGTATCGT